CTGCTGGACGTGTAAATAACGTGTGGATTCATCTCTCAGACGTTCTGAGAGGTGAGCATGACAATCAGACAGAAGCTCTATCAACAAGCTATGGAGCGAGGTCTACGTCAGACCACTGTCCGCAGTTACGAGACGCTATTAGGCCGACTGGGCGTCTTGGACCTGGACTACATCAGTCCAGATGACCTGTATGAGCGGCTGTACCGCATCGACAACCCCAATACCCGTAGGGCTGCTGTCATTGCCTGCCGTTCTGTTTTGGGCATCAAGCTCAAGATTCCCAAGGGTGTCCCGCGCAAGTACAACCTTCCTGATGAGGACACGCTCCGTCTTGCTCTGATGACAAGCCCGCATGAAATCCGGGGTTTGTTGATGATGTACGGAGGACTCCGCATTGGTGAGGCATGCGCAACCGTCAACACAGATGCCAACGGAGACCAATTGGCGGTTACACGCCAGGTCATCCAGCTACACAAGACGGGTGAGCCCACTGTCACTCGGATAGCCCCGGTCAAAACGACAGAGGGAGCTATCACCATCCCGTATTGGCTCTCTGAGCGACTTTCAGGAGTCACAGAGACTGCCAAGCCTGACAGTGTGCGAGAGAGCCTCAGAAGGGCAGGAATCAAGGTTGGGATAGCTCTCAACCCGCACATGCTCCGCCACTGGTACGCAACAACTCTCCTTGAGCGAGGGCTTCCTTTCAGTCTTGTCTCAAAGCAGATGCGTCACTCTGACATTGCAGTCACGCTCAGGACGTATTCACAGACCAAGAGCAGTGATGTGCACCGGGTCTTTGGGGAGTCGCTATGACTCTCAGGAAGGCATCAGAGGTCTCTGTAGGTGACTTTGTGTCCATGTATGGGGCTTGGTATGAGGTATCGAGTATCAAGGCCACGTTCCACAACCCGCCGAAATTGGCGTTCACGTTTGAGAACGGCAAGACAGTCATCTTCAACCCTGAGGACGTGTTGCTATTGCTCGACATGTAATCTGTAGTTGCCGGTTTCCTGTTTGCACCGGTAGTGGAGAACCCCAGTCAACCCCCGGCTGGGGTTCTTCCATGTCTAGCCTGAGAATGTATTGGCACTAAGCTGCCACGTTCAAAATTGGCACTAACATGCCATTCGCGCTTTACCATAAGTGCTGGTTATCGGTCAGCAGCCATAACGAGAAATCCGTATAATGGAACATGTAAGAGACAAACACCGTGTTGGAGCAGAACACAGGAGGACTTACACCCACAGTTTTCATTCCCTGATATGTGAATGGAGGAACCCCCGACCCTGCTCCGGTCGGGGGTTCTTCTTTTGCAAAATTCACATATCAAAGGAGCAAGCAGTAATGAACATGGAAGTAAAGGCCCTATGGGCTATCAGAGACGCAAGAGGACTGAGCTACGCAGAGAAGGCCTTCCTCTTTGTCGTCGCATCAAGAGGCTGCATGACAGCCAAGTGGGACACAGCAGCAGCGGATATGGGCATGTCCAAGAACACCTACTACAAGACCCGCGATTCCCTACTAGGGAAAGGTCTCATCATCAAGGAGACCCGCTTCAACAACACAACGGTCTACGCAGTCTGCCTTGACAGTCTTCTTTCCCTCACAGGGAATGAGAATGAGAGCCCTGAGCAACCTCTTTCCCTCACAGGGAATGAGTTTTCCCCCACAGGGAATGACTTTTCCCTGTCAGGCGAAACTAAGGTAACTATTAAGGGAACTACTAAGGAAACTGATAGCGCTGTCGCTGACGCTCCAGCGCTCACCTTGCAAGAAGATGAAAGCAAGGAAGAAGAGCAAACAGTTGTTGAGACATCCTCCTTGCCTTCAGAAGGAACCCGGATTTCCTCATTCCTTGACAGGGAAACTCGCCGTAGGGAGGCAGCGGCTGCCGAAATGGCGCGGCTGGAAGAGGCAGAGCAGAACGTCTCAGAGGAAGAGCTAGAACGCAGGTCTCTTGGCAAGGATGAACGAGAGACCTACCGCGTCTTGACTAAGAAGATGCACATGAGCCATGCAGCAGCAATGGACGAAATCCAGCGACGAAGGGAGGAACCTGAGGAATGGTGATTGAGGATTGGGAACCAGACGAAGAGGACATCTACTGGTACTTGGTAATGCGAGAAGAGGATGGATGCTTTGACTGAAATCCGCCGGATTTTCTACTGTGACGCTGACCATGAACCAATTTCATCAACAGTCTCAGACGAATGTCCCTCTTGTGGAGAGAAGATGCGGGATATTGGCTACTTTGAATACATGTCGTGAGATAATTGAAATACAACATCTGTCGTATATGTTGCACCTAGCGAAGAGCACCAGGATTTCTTGCCCTGGTGCTCTTCAATTTGGCTTTTTAAAACAAGCAATGAGATAATGAATATATGAGGTTGAAAGACCTTAAATACGCTAGGAGTAACAATGACGAATGAAGACATGCAAGTTTGAGCAAGATGGGGTTAGGTGCGAACGCAAGCACTCAGCCCGTGGTTGGTGCGCAACGCACTACCAGCAGCAGTACCTATTTGGTGAGACGTGGCCTATCGGGTCACCTGGACTCCCAAGAGGAAAGACGCTCGACACACTGGACAAGCCAAAGACCTGCCACTGTGGCAAGCCAGTAAGAAGCAAGGGCCTTTGTGCGAACCACTATCAAAGTGAGTACTACCAGCAGGGCAAGGCTGAGCGTCGAAAGACCAACAACAAGCCATTTGTAGGCAACAAGGGTGCTCACCTACGCATCAAGGCTGAACTAGGCAAGGCAGCCAATTACCAGTGTGCCGACTGTGATGCACAGGCTTTGGATTGGTCTCTGACCCACGATGCCAGCGAAACCTATATTGGCGTTGGCAACAACGGATTTGGGCGGGCTTTCTCCTTGGATATTTATTCCTATGAACCCCGATGCCGAAAGTGTCACATGATTTACGACGGCACCCTAGGAATCAACTTCCGAAAGACCGGAGGTTCAGAATGATTGCCTTGCTTATCATCACAGGCCTACTGACTGGCTACCTTTTTGCCGGGGCTGTCACAGGAAAGCTAAAGCGACACAACGCAGCAAACGAATTTCGGGTCAGCGAGGAGCTACCCACAAGAACACTATTTCAAAGGAGAGTACAGAGATGAACGAAACACAGGCAGACGCACTACAGCAGGCATCAGCAGAATTGCAGGCGCGAATTGATGACCTAAAGAGCCAGAAGGATGCAGCAGAACAAGCCCTTGAGAACGTAGCAGCATTGCTCCCAGCATTTGAGGAGAAGCTTGCATCACTTAAGGACGGGCTGCCAGAGGCTCAGCCAACGGTCATTGACGGAGGCGCAAGCGCATGACTTACAAGGAATATGACCCATCAAAGCTATGGGCAAAGGTGACCTATGACGGAGAGGTCTTGTTTGAGGGAACCCCAAAGACACTAAAACTGTCATTCAACGGTGATGTTGAGTACGCAGAGATTCACGCTGAGAAGCAGTCATTCTTTGCGCGTGGCGACGACTACGACACTGAGAAGGCCATTGAGCGTATGCCAGAGCCAGCAAGGAAGCTCATCCGCGACTACAACGCGGCGGTAGCTGAAAAGGAGAATGAAGGCGCATGAAGCTACTTCTAACAATCGTTCTAGCAGGAGGCGTGCTTATTGGTTGTGCTCCACAGACAGAGACAAAGGCAGTAGAGCAGACACCAGCTGGTGCCTCACAGCCAGCAAAGCCAGCGGTAAAGGCAACACCAGCAGTCAAGCCAACACCAAAGCCAAGCACAAATCCGCCGGTTACAAGAGAGGATGCCTACCTCACAGTCATGCGTCACGAGTACCCACAGCTAAAGAAGACCAGTGACAAGGTATTGCTGAATGCAGGGCACTCAGTCTGCGACATGTACAAGGCGGGCTACACCTTTGAAGAGGTTGCCTACGCTGCCATTGATAGTGGCCTGGACGAACAAACAGCCGGGTTCTTGATTGGAGCATCAACGGCAGCCTTCTGCCCTCAATACTCAGGTGATGTCGGATGAACTACTCACAGATTCAGAACGTCCCACACGTTGTAATTGAGTGGGTGGACGGTGCCGAATGGGGCGAACCACACATCGTAGGTTGGTCCTGGCAGGAGTACGGATATGACGGATATGTAGGAAGCGCTGGTCTTGGTTTCGATGACTTCGAAGACGCCATCGCAGACTTGATGGGATACCTAGTCAGCGTCGGCAGGTTTGACCTTCCACAGATTGTGATTCCACATGGGCTAGAAGCAGAGGAGGACTAATGACAGAAACACAGAAGGCAGAGCCTAAGCCTGAGAAGGGATGGGAAGTCACCATTCAGAACGGACCAAAGAAGCTAACGCTCACGTTCGCAACTGAAGAGGAATACGTATGGTTCCGCAAGACGACAGGCGTACTACGCAACCCAAAGCGCGTAGACCTGGACAAGGCAGTGAACCTAGTAGCAGTGCAGTAAGCAGAACCAGAGGCAGCCAGCAAATACCGTGAACATAGCTGGCTGCCTCTTGCACGAATGCCTAACGGCTACACAAATTCGCGGGTTATCAGAGAGGAGGTACCAATGTCAGAACAGAGCATGAGAGGACCAGGCTGGAAGAAGATTGCAGAAGCAATCAAGAAGAGAGACAACTACACCTGTGTCTATCAATGGGGGAACTGCTCATACGACACAGACCTAACGGTTGACCACATCATTCCGCTTGCAGTGTGGAAGGTGGAGTATCCAGACGAAGACCCAAACCAGGAATGGAATCTAGCGACAGCTTGCCGTAGCTGTAACGGAAGCAAGAAGGACAAGCCATTGCTTCGGAGGAATTGGGTAGACCCTGAGGTATTCCCAGAAGGACTACTGAGATAAGCAGGCAGGAATACCCAATAGGAATGAACCGTCATTACTGTGAACCGTCAATGAACTCTCCAATGAAACTTCCACGATGCGGAAATAGTCGGCGCATACCGAATGAATATCCAGGCATAGGGGATGGATATGCATGGGTAATGCATGGTCATTCACGCATTCAGGCTTGAATAGGAGCGTTTTTCTCAGAATGAATGGGAACACCGTCAGTTGTAGGCCAAATAGTATTCCCAGGCCGGCAAAAATGTTGACCGTATTTGGAAAGAAATGGCGGTAAAATGGAAATATATCGAAGAAAACGGAGGTGCTTTTAGAGCACAATGGCAACAGGACCATATTTGAAGGAAGTACGGAAGTTCCTACGTACGGCTGACTGGCTTACAGAGGAACATGCGCCGATGGTTGTCCACCTCAAGTCACTTGCATCCACTTTGGACAAGCAGCTTGAGGAGAACGGCGAAATCTCACAGGGAATCGCGGGGGTTTTCGGTGTGACATGGGGTCGCTTGAAGAAGCCTGAAGTTAAGGGCTCTGCAAGGAAGGATGAAGAGTCTGACCCAGACTTGCAGTTCAGTTGAGTTGTAAGTATGACCAATGCTCCAGCCCATCAGTCACCTTGCATGGCTATTGCTTGGCTCATGGCTGGATGCCAACGCGCTACACACCATCCCTTACCGGTACTGAGGAGTTTGTCACTGATGGAGACAAACTCCTCAGAGTCATTGACAAGTACTGGAAGGAACGTGACGTAGCAGGGCAATTCAACGCTGACCCATTCCAGCGCTGGATTATCAGGCATGCCCTGGAGCGCTACCCAGACGATTACCCAGACCCAGAGCTAGCAGGCCGCCTACGTTGGCGTCAGTACTTCGTCAGCATGGGTGTTCAGAACGGTAAGTCAACGATTGGCGCAATGTTTGGCGTCTACGGCTTGCTGTTCCATGAGCACTCACCTTTGGTGCTGTCCCTTGCACAGTCCAGGGAATCAGCTAAGGAAATCTACGAGCGTGTTGGATACACGGTCAGCGCTGTTGCTCAATTCAGCAAAGCAGCGAGGGTTACCAAGGGGTCTGGTATCAGCCGCAAGGGTGTGCCAGGCAAGTACATCATCAAGGCATCTTCTGAGAAGGCCATCCAGGGTCTACCGGTCTCTTTGTGCATCTACGACGAAATGCACCTAACGACTGAGGCTCTGTTCAATCAGGCAAAGAAGCGAATCAGCGCTAGGAAAGACGGAATCATCATCGGACTAACAACCGCTGGTGATATGAACTCCAAGCTTCTCTTGGGGCTCTACAAGGAGCTTGATGCACTGATTGCCGAGCCTGACGAGACCAACCGGCTGGGTGGAGCTATCTGGGAAGCCCCCGAGGGTGCCTCACTGACCACAGAAGGGGCTGTAGAGGCTGCTAACCCGGCTGTCGCATGTGGACGCAAGCTCGCGTCTACCGTTCGCTCAGACGCCCGTACAGACCACTGGGTTGAGCAGCAGCGATACACGCTCAACAGGTTCGTAGATGTCTTCAATTCATGGATTGACATGCCGGAATGGAATGCCTGTGTCGGCAAGGGACCGGTTTTGTCTGAAGGCGGACCATACGTCTTTGGCATTGACTCAGCAGACAACATGAATACCGCCACCATCACCATGACAACCAAGAAGGGTGACGTAGTTAAGTCACGAATGGTGGCAAGTCTGGTCAAGCCAACAACGGACCAGCTACTCAAGTACTGCCAGTACCTACGACGCAAGTACGGCGGAAGGGCAGCCTTTGTTATCTACAAGCGTTCCCTTAATGAGCTAGGGGAGAAGCTGAAGGAGCGTGGCGGATATGAGGTCTACAGCTTGAGTGACAGCGAGTTCTCAGAGGCTTGCAAGACCATCTACCGGCTAATCAGCCGTAAGCAATTCGACGTACGTAATGAAGAAGTACTGAGAATGCAGGTTCCAAAGGCCATCCGAAAGAACTACTACTCAGGATGGAAGTTGGACAAAACACATACCAGCGTGGAACTGGATGCACTGTATGCAACCGTCATTGGTGCATACATTGCCGAAACTAAGAAGATTGGACAGGCAGCAATCTGGTAAAAGGCAGCGGTTATGCTTTTGAAAGAAATGTGCCGTAAAATTGAATTAAATGAGCAAGTTCATTGATTGGCTGACAGGAGAAAGCTATAAGACATCAATCGTTGATGAGATTATTGCGAATGCACCAACACAGCCACTAGAGAAGAGGGATGCACCAAGCATTCCGCCGCCTGGGTATGTAGCACGTACACCAGGAGCACCGGTCACCATTGAAACGGCTTTGAGTCTCTCAGTCGTTTACAGGTCTGTGTCCGTTCTAGCAACCATCATTAGCCAGCTTGAGCTAACAGTCTCAACAGTCACTGGCAAGCCTCTGAAGACGTTGCCGGACAGAATTGCAAGGCCTGACTATCAGATTCCTCTATCTGAGTTTCTGAAGAAGACCGTTACCAGCCTTGCTACGTATGGCAATGCGTACTGGCGTCTATGGCGCACCACAGAAACGGCGATGCCAGACAGGCTAGAGGTGCTTAACCCAAACAGCGTCAGCATTGAGTACGACGCTGACGACAACAAGGTCTATGTCTATAAGGGTCGCAACGGCAACGTTGTTCGCTTGCAGCCATGGCAGGTCAGTCACCTAAAGCTCATGGTCAGCTTTGAGACCAACGTCGATTACGGCTCAGGACCAATCCAGCGATGTGCAGAAGAGATTCAGCATGCCCTTGACCTGAGGGATTACGCACGCAGGGTCTTTGACGAGTACCCAAGCGGAATTGTCAGCGTAGAAGGCTACCTAGACGAAGACATGCGTGCCGAATACAAGGCAGCTTGGTACGCGGAACAGGTCAATGGCGAGCGCATTAAGTTCATCGGAAACAAGGCCAGCTACCAGCAGCTGGAGCAGAACCCTGAGACAACTCAGTACGTATCTGCACAGCGTCTTGCTGATGCAAAGGTAGCGCGGGCTTTCGGAATGCCACCAAACATGGTCTTGGTTGAGGACGTGTCTAACAAGACGTACCAAAACCTTCAGGACGTTGACAGGGCATTCATCCGCAACACGGTTGAGGAGTACCTGACTGTCATTGAGTCAGCATTCTCTGACCTCTTGTTCCCAAAGACAGTCAAGTTCAACACGGACGCATGGCTACGTGCATTGACCGTTGACACACCAGCAACACAAATCAACGAAGGAGGGCCGGTAGACGAAAGTCAGGCACCAACAGAGTAATGGAACTAGAAACACGAGATTTCGAACTGAGAGGATTCAGCGAGGACAGCCGCACCATCACTGGCATTGCCATTCCATACGGCAAGAAGGCCAACATCGGTGGCGGCATGCAGGAGCAGATTCAGCGTGGTGCATTCGGTACCCCCGAGAACATTCCTCTCTTTTACGGACACAACCACCTTCAGGGCCGTATGCCCATCGGAAAGGTTGTAGCTGTCCGCGATACAGAGCACGGGCTAGAGATTGATGCCGTCATCTCTAAGACCGATGAGGGCGAGCGTGCTTACACGCTTCTTAAGGACAAGGTGCTTAGCAAGCTCTCAGCCGGATTCGTTCCGGTCGAAAACAAGTTTGACGGCGACACAGTTATCAGGACAAAGGCCGAACTAAAGGAGGTCTCCATTGTCCCGATGCCTGCCTATGCGCAGGCACAAGTCACGCAGGTTCGTGACAACCAAAATATTAAGGAGGTAGTCGAAAACATGACTACAGAAATTGAAACAACCTCCGAGGATGTCACGGAGCTACGTGCGGAGTTTGACGCACGTCTTACGAACATCCAGCGTGAGGTATCCACCCTTGCACAGGGTGGCGGAAAGAATGACGCTGGTCCACAGTTCCGCTCAGGAATTGAGGCTTACCAGGCATTCCTAAAGGGTGACGACTCTGCCGTAAAGGAGATTCGTGCCTACGTTGGTGGAACTTCCGCCGACTTCGTAGCTGGTGAGGACTGGAAGGGTCTTCTAGGCGGAATCGTCAAGAAGAACCGTCCACTAGCTGAGGCATTCTCAAGTGGTCCTCTTGCAGATGGAGCAGAGAGCGTTACTTACGAGAAGATTGCTTCCGTAACCGGTGACGTTGCTGTTCAGGCTGCTGAGGGTGACGTGGTTGCAGCCCTCCAGGTCACAACTACAAAGGAAACTGCAACTGTTGAGACTCTTGCTGCTTACAGCAACCTCACGTTCCAGGCATTCCAGCGTGTATTGACCTCTTCTGGTCAGCTAACGCTTGACCGTCTTGCAGCTTCTTACGCAAAGGTCAGCAACGGCAAGGTCCGTACTGCAATGACCAGCGCAACTCCACAGGCTGGATTGACTTCATACGCCTTGGCTTCAGCAACAGCAGACAAGTTCATTGCAACTGTCGTTGACGCTATTACCAAGATTGACCTAAACGGCGAGGGTGCTCAGGCAGACTTCATCGTCGTATCTGGTGACGTATGGCAGAAGATGGCAAGCCTTGTTGACTCTGCAAGCCGTCCAGTATTCGACGTAAACGGAGATGGTTCTAACACCATCGGTTCTTTCAACGCACGTCGCATTGTTGGACAAATCGTAGGATTGCCAATCATCTATGACTCTGGTCTCGCTGCATTGAGCTTCTACGTTGCAAGCCGTGACGCAGTAACAAGCTGGGAGTCCGCAGGAGCACCAGTACGTATGGAGGATGTAAACATCCAGCAGTTGTTCCGTACGTTCGCTCTCTACGGATACTTCGTAGCAGCCGCAACTAACGAAAACGGTCTCGTCAAGCAGACCCTTTCCTGAGGTGATTTGAGATGACGATGGAAGACCTAAAGGCATTTCTGGATATCCCATCCAGCGATACCAGCCAAGACCTCCGCATTCAGGAATGCTGGACCAACGCTGGTGAGTTGCTGACGCTGGCAACAGCTAAGGCCTTCCGCGTCATTCCTCAAAGCGTATTGGACTACTGCCAGCTAAGGATTGGTAAAGACATGTTTGACAGTCGGAACACAACCGCTGGCGGTAGTCAGTTCACAACCTTTGAGGGTGTGACAAGTGCGCGGGCTGCAAGAGACCCATTGGCTGTTGTCGCACCAGTCCTCGCTATGTACGTGGTGAGGTACTGATGTCAGCACAGTCAGACGCACGAGCGGAAATCACCGGCATTCTGAATGCCATCACGTTCAACGGACAGCCTCTAGTAGTTAGGGACAACCCAACGAACGTAAATCCATGGTGTGTAGTCATTGCAAGTGCTGACCCAGTACTTACCAATGAGAACACCAGTGGCTCTGTGGGCGATTACGAATACAACCTGCTATTGCAGTTTGTAGGCGGTAGTCCAGAAACATCCTCTCTGGCAGTCCTTGAGGACATGGTAGAGAGCGCAATTCTTGCGCTGGGTAACAGTGAGTACTGGTACCCAGGAAACGCAAGCGCACCTTTCGTGGGTGATGGTGGCGACGGAAAGGTCTATTTGACTATTACGTTGCCGGCAACAAAATACATTGAAATTGGAGGGGCATAATGCCTACTAAGAGACTACGCAGCAAGAACGCATTCTTCAGCCTTAACGCCGTTGACTACTCAGACCAGATTGTTGACCTTGAATTGGTTGTAGAGACTGACGCACCAACCACCTTCACTGGTCCTGAGGGTAGGTACTTCCTACGCGGTACCGGCCTTGCATCTGTAAAGGCTTCAACACTGCACAGGTACCTACGTTCTAACCCAAACGTGGCTGCCATCCCGTTTGTCTTTGGTCCAGGTGGAGAGACACCATCTGCTGACAACCCAGTCTTCACTGGAACAGTCACGCTCGGTCTAGAGCCAAACATCAAGGCTGGTCCATACGGCGAAACATCAACATTCACCATTGATATTGAATGCGATGACAAGCCAACCGAAGACCTAGCACCTTGAGGTTAAGCCCATGACTAACGGAATTGAGGTCAATGGGACTGAGGCGGTTGCTCAAAGCCTCCAAGACTTTGCGGATGCAGTCGGTAAGCAGGAACAGACGTTCCTCAAGATTGGCGGCATCTTGGTTGAAGAGGCTAAGAGCATCGTTCCAGTAAGAACGCACAAGCTACAGGGAAGCATCGTTGCTAAGGCAACTGACAACAGTGTCACGATTACCGCAGGCAACAACGCAGTTGAGTACGCAGGTGTCATTCACAGACGCAGGGCTTACTTGACAATCGCGCAGTACAACAAGGAAGACGAAGTAGCTCAGGTTATGGCTAAGGCGATTGATGGCCTAATCAAGCAGCACTTCGAATAAATAAACTAGGAGAGAAACATGAGCAAGACAATTACGATTCCAGGAATCATCAGGTTCTTTGGAGCACTGACATACAAGGAGCGAATCCACATTCAGCGTCGTATGGATGTCTCCATTGCTGAGGTCATGGGAAATCCACTTCACCCATTGGCTGATGAGTTGGCTATTGAGATGATTTATGCAGCGGCGCGCAGGCTAAACCGTGATGACATTACGCTCGATTCATTGCAGGAAATGGACGTTCCAGAGTTGGACCTTGTAATGAGAGAGCTTTTCGCTGCTCTTGGCTTTGATGACCAGGAGATTGAGGTGGATGAGAATGGTGTCCCTTTAGTGATGGGCTCTCAGACAAAGAGCGAATCATCAGAAGACACATCCGAAACGGAGAACTCTTCGACAAGTACTACTGGTGCTTCAGTCTCGGATGGAGCTTGACACCAGAGCACTACGACACGCTCACACCAGATGAGCGAGACGTGATGTTTGAGGCTTTCAACGAATATATGGAGGACAGACAGAAGGATAATGGCGAATAGACCAATCGAGCTTAAGGCAACCCTTGATGCATCAGACGTAGATAAGAACGTCAAGAAGATGGCAGCCGGGTTGCAAGACATCCCAGATGCAGCCGGTAAGGCATCTGGGGAAATGCGCAACCTCGCAGACTCAACAGACCAGACAGCTACCAAGACAGGCATCATGGCATCCGCTCTGGGTGCCTTTGCTGGTGGCCTAGAGGCTGTTGGACTGGAGAAGTACGGAGTAGCCCTCCAGGCATCTGCCGTTGGTGTAGACGTATTCTCCAACGCTTCTGACGTAGCCACTCTGGCTCTTGAGTCCAAGTACGTAAAGCTGCTTAGGGATAAGGCAGCAACCGTTGCCTCTACGGCAGCATCTCTTGCTGCTAGTGCAGCCTCTAAGGCCATGGCTGCTGGTCAGTGGCTACTGAATGCTGCCTTGAGTGCTAACCCTATTGGCTTGGTAGTTGTGGCTATTGGTGCCTTGGCTGCTGGACTGGTCTTGGCTTACAAGAAGTCTGAGACCTTCCGAAACATCGTCAATGGCGTATTCGGCGGTATCAAGGATTTTGTCTGGCCTATCATCAAGTTCCTTGGTGAGGGAGTCGTTAAGGCTCTTAGTGCCGTTCTGAACTTCGTACTCGGACCATTCAAGGCTATTGGTGAGAAGTTTGGTCTGCTTAAGGATGATACGAATGACCTGAAGAAGGCCATTGTTGATACCGGCCCACCTATGGAGAACTTCGAAGAGTCACAGAAGAGGCTTGGTGAAGAAACCGACAGAGCACAGCAATACATTGATGACCAGAAGAAGGCTCTTGACGACTACGTTGACTCTCTGACTGCTGCACAGAATGCAGTACTTGACCTGGCGGATAAGCAAATCGGCGTTGCCGAGGCTACTGATGCTGCTTCTAAGGCTGCCAAGGAAAACGGCAAGACTCATGACATTAATACAGAGAAGGGCCGTAACAACGAAAAGGCTCTACACGCTCTGGCTAAGGCAACCAATGAGAACACGGTTGCCATGGTTCAGAACGGTCAGGCTGAGCTAACCACTGCTGCTAAGGCAGAGGCATCCCGAAAGAACTTCGTCAAGCTGGCTACCCAGATGGGCTATTCAAGGGCTGAGGCTGAGGCTCTTGCTCGCAAGATGATTGCCATTCCTAACGTGTCTCGTGAGGCAAAGCTGAGAGGTAATGTCGCAGACCTTGATGCCAAGATTGCTGCTGCAAAGAAGCATCTTGGTGATAAGGGACTGACTGACCCTCAGAAGACCAAGATTAAGGCCGACATCGCAGACTTGGTAGCCAAGAAGGCGGCGGCTGTGAAGGAGCTAAACGCTCTGCCTAAGACCAAGACGATTGTTGTCCAGTGGAAGAACACAAGCAGTGGTTCCATTCCTCTCAACACAATCGGAAGCCTTGGACGTAGGGCAGCTGGTGGACCAGTTGACAAAAACACTCCGTACATTGTTGGTGAGAACGGTCCCGAGATTCTTGTCCCAGACGGCAGCGGAACCATCATTCCTAACCACAAGCTGTCATTCGCCAGTCCACGCGGTACGGCTACGGCTGCTGGCAGTGCTCCGTCAATCACCTTCAACAACAGCACATTCATTGGTTCTTCAAAGGCTGAGCTTCAGCGCTGGCTACGTGAGCTATTGGAGTCCGACCTTCGTTACAACGGTGCTGGATGGCTGAAGGAGAGATTGGCATGAGCAAGATTCGTAACTATGACATCGACTTGCTGACCTTCTGGATTGCTGAGCCGGGGTTCATTCTTGGTGAGGGAATCCTTGGTGTGAACAAGCTTGGTGGCGACCAAACGGCAGTACAGATTGACATTGGTGAGTTCTACAGCATGACCATTGATTCACCAAACACTACAGACGGCATCTTTGTGCATCGAGAGGTGCGCAGGCTCACCCTGAATGCAAAGGTAACTGCACCAATCAATTATGACGGCAAGCGCATCATCGTTAAGTATGACGACATTGAAGAGTTCTATGGGACTGTACGTGAGTACGACGTTCAGGAGTCATGGACTGATGCTGTCAATACTCCTGAGGGGCTTCCTTATCGTGAGTACACGGTCAGCATTGTTGCCATGTCTGGTGAGGAGCGCTTTGCAAACACTCCTACACCAGACAAGAACTTCAATGGTCAGACGATGACTGACAGAGTTACAAGCTATCTCGGTACCAGCACCTACCTACAGATTCCAGATTCTGCTAGAGACATCAACTATGGCCTTGCAGCGAATGCGCAAACTGCCAGTGTTGGGCATCTGGTTTATGCGTCAGATGACATGCCAAGCCTGCTTGAGTCCATCAGGAGCGAAATGCGCCTGATGAACTATCACTACATCTACGAGCCATGGAATTCCAACGTCATCCTGAGAACTAACTCACGATGGCTAGGACCAGATGGGGCAGACGAGTCAACCGCTCTCACCTTTACCGATAACCCGGCTGACATTGTTGTCACTGGTGGAGATAGCTTTGTTCATGACGGCAACGTCGTTGGCTATACCCAGCGCTCCCTTGGCAAGAACAGCAGTTACTTCATCAAGGGTGTGACTATCACAATGACCGACAGCAGTGATGTGACAACAACGTACGGACCATACCGGGCATCATCAGCATTCCCTCAGGATATTGACATCAACATTGGGCGTCAGTCTTCTGCTGGAGAAGCCTTGGCTAAGAAGATTGCTTCCACCTTGCCTCTAAGGTCTAAGGAGCAGCAGTTCACCTACAGAATCCGCACCAAGCTTCAGTCACGTAAGCAGATGGGTCTTGATGGTGAGGGACCGGGTATGGCGGTACTGAAGTCACAAGGTGTTACCAGTCGCATTGCCATTCTTGGAGTGACTCATGTGGTCACCAGAGATGAATGGACTGTTGAATACGCATGTGGACCTGAGCACCTCATTTCACGCGAGTCAGACAAGCAGCCGTTCATTGTTACGGACTTCTCTGTGACTGAGAACGTGCCAGGAGTCCAGTGGAAGTTCGAATGGACAACTCCAGACCTGAATTCCAACGTGCCGCTGTACGCAATCATTTACAGCAGTGGACCTGATGGGGTTGGACCTGGAGAGATTTACCGTGGGGCTGCAAAGGCACCGGGTGTAGTGGAAGACATCTTCATCAGTGGTTTCGCGTCAGGCTTCTACACGTTCTATGTGTACTACACCAATAACCCGACTGCTGGTGACTACTCGATTAGCTACATCTACAGTCCGGGCTCAGCATCGCAGACGCTACTAATTTTCTAACAAAGGAGGAATTATGCATGACATTTATTGATTTTACAGACGGCAACATCTTTGACGAAGCAGCAGCGGATGTCTTGATGCGTCAGACCAATATCCATTTGCCAACTACCGCCGACATTACGTCACAGCTTGGCAGCGGTATTCGAACGTTGGGCATGACTGCATGGGCTGACGATGTGGAGACTATGTACATGTGGAATGGCACCAATTGGATTCCATGGGCAAGCACAGAGAAGACATCATCAGTTGGCTTCACAGCAGGAGGAACGAACATCACTTTCGGCAACGCAACTGTTTCTCAGAAGTGGCGCTACTCAGGCGGCATGGTCAAGTGGAACTACCAGTTCACACAAGGCAGCACAAGCAACATGCAGTCCGGTAACTATGCTCTATCCCTACCCGTTGCGGTTCATGCTGACCAGCAATTCGGCGTATTGGGACAAGTCAGCTTCTATGACTCAAGCGCAACAACGATGTATGGCCGTATTGCTGTCAATCTTGGTAACACAACCAATATGGCTATGGTGTCTGAGGGTGGTGTACGTATGTCCACAACGAACCCAATTGCACCTGGTGTTGGTGACGTATTGAGCATCAGCTTGCTATATAGACCAGCAGTAGGCGCGTTCCTGTGACAGAAGAGCAACTGAAGCTAGTAGCAGCAGCACTCTTGCTGGGAATGGTTATCAGGATGCTGACAGACAAGGATGATGAATGACTTCTTCTAACTCTCCGGAAGAAGGGCAGACTCTCACTTAGAAATAGGTGGGAGTCTGTCTATTTTGACAGCCTTGATACGATTGAGCCTCAATATCCCTTCGAGAGATGAACCTACACGCTGATGTCTCGTACCTACTCAGTTCAAACTTTCGGGTGCCAGATGAACGTCCACGACTCCGAGCGGCTCCGCGGGCTGCTGGACGTGTAAATAACGTGTGGATTCATCTCTCAGACGTTCTGAGAGGTGAGCATGACAATCAGACAGAAGCTCTATCAACAAGCTATGGAGCGAGGTCTACGTCAGACCACTGTCCGCAGTT